CTCCTACTGTTATTACTCTAAACTTTTGAGATTGAACTGTATCATTTGTTAGTAACCAAACTGTATTAACATTTGGAGTTTGAGAATATGCACTATTTACTGTTATAACTGCACCTGAGATAGATAAGACATCTCTACTTTCTACCGTTCCATCAGGCAAAACTACACTAAGTTTTGGGTTATTCGTTGTTGGTAAATCTGTTGCAGCAGAATCATCTACTGTTATCTGAGTTGTTGTTGCTGCACTAACTCTTCCTCCTCTTCTGACACCAGAACGAACAGGATCAGCTATTTCAATAACAGCACCAGGTCTTACAACAATTCCAGAATCTATAGAAGTTGCAAATGCAACAACTTCACTTTCATTTTGTTCTGCAAATAATATAGCCTTTGCTAATCTTCTAGCTTGACCTCTTGATGTACAGGCAAATCCTTTTACCTGCTTAATAATTACTCCCAGTTTGGCTATCGAAGCAGCATCTTCATAAACTTCATAATCTATTTCTCTACTATCCATATTGAAGTAAGAAACAGAAATTACAGTATTTCTTGTTTTTAATCCACTTCCCGAATAGCTAAATCCTTCGGGAGTTACGTTAGCTAAATTAAATAAATAACTTGCATCTTTTGGACTATCTTGTGCAAGAAGGATACTACCAGCAGACCATATTGGCATACATCTCATTACACCTGCCAATTCATTTATCAAATCAAATGCTTCACTAGAAGATTGAATATTTACATTACAACTAAACCTAGCTTCCTGTCCTCCTAATGAATCTGAGACTAACGTATTTGCAAATTTACTTGCAGTAACGAAAGAAAATAAATCAAGAGAACTTTCCGTAATATGATTACCAAATCCATATCTAGTATCTGTTAATAAATCAAGTAATACCATTGCAGGGCATGAGCACCATTGAGCAGCACCCATTACTCCATTAAAAATATAACCATCAGGATAAATTATTCGACCAGTTGCACTATCAACGGTAGGAGTACCAGAACTGTTAGCACCTGCTCCTGGAATCCTTATTTTTATTCCTCTAATACGATATTTTCTTGTAGGAATTGATTGAAACTGCATTGAGTCCAATCGAAGAGAAGCATAAGCACTATCAGCATAAGTAGAAGCATCATCTACAATTTCACCAAAACTTGTCCATGTAAAAGCATCTATAAGACTTGAAGATGTACTATCTGCTGTAACTCTGGTAACTCTAATATCAACAGGAAAAGCACCTGTAAATTCTATTCTGTAATCTCTTTGGTACGCATCAGCACTTCGACCTGTAATAGTATCTGAAATAACATCAGTAAAACCACCAGAATTATATTGAACTGATATTTTTAACTGAACAGTAGAACCAAGTAAATCTCCTTGATCTGTTGCTTTTTGTAGTTGTGGAAAAGTTATAGTTACATTTACTGCATCAACATTTGAATTTGTAATTTGTCTGGTAACAGGAGAGGAAGCTGTAACGGTTACTCCGACACCAGTAACAGAAGAACTACTTTCAATTTTTGGAACTTTTATTTGATCTGACGTACCAAATCTAGGATTAAATGTTACATCTTGAAAATTAAAATCAGTTGTATCTGGAGAAGCAGAACTGGCTGTTGCTTTTAAAACTGGAGTGTCATTTAAAAATACATCTTTTAATGCAGCATTATTATATGCAGTTGTTCCCTGTGTTAAACCTTCTTTTGAAGCAGAAGCAAATCCTTCGATCTCTCCTTCAGAAATAAGATCAAGAAAAGTAGCAAACTGTCTACTATGTAAAGTATCAGGTGCTCTTGTTGGTTGAGGTGGAGTAGGAGGAGAAGGTGCTCCAGATCCTCTAATAATCTTAGGTTTTGTCATGCTTGTACCTGTTGAGTATCAATCGCACCACTTATAACAACTGATCCTGTTATTATCTCTCCATAAACTATTGGAACGGGAGTACCTGCCCTTGAAGTATTTTGCGTACCAGAAAAACTAAATGATAATTGTGGATCTTGTTCTGATTTAAATTCTTTTGGTTTTGGCAAAGGAAATAACATTTCACTTACACCTGATAAAACAAGAGAAGCACCTAAATAAACCATGCTTTTAGCTAACATTCCAGCTTTTGCAAAACCAAAACCAGTTCCTATACCTGCTTGTAATGACAATCCACCACCTAGACTCGCTGGAACAAAAAAAGCAGCACCTATTAATGCAGCACCTAACAAGACTTTTCCAAGGCCACCTCTACCAGCACCAGCTATTACTGGCACAAAATGTATATCTTCTTGACCTATTGGATGATGTATTTCTTCTTCTCCTACATCATAATTACCAACTTTTACTTGGTAATATTTAGGATTCATATATTTTTCTATCTGCGGAAAATTATTAACAAGAAAACTTACTGCTTTTCCAAGACTATCTACCTGTACTTCAAATTCTTTATGCCCTATAAATTCAGCAAGTTCGCCATATAGTTTTACTTTACGCAACATAACGATACCTCCCTCCTGTACATTTTAATAACCATTGAGAATAAGGCTCTCTACAAGATAGTCTATCGGTTAAATGATGCAAAACATCTCCATCTAAAAAAATAGCTACATGATTTAAACCAGTAGATCCAATAGACATTAATAAAGCATCACCATTTATAAGTTTTTCTTCTGGTCTTAACTGTCTAAAACCAGTTCTCCATGCACAACTTTCAAATAAAGGATTATCAACAAACTCTTCTGGTGTTATAGGTCTATCCCAATCTTTAAGCTCAATACCTTTTTCTTCTTTATACCAATCTCTAACTAAAGACCAACAATCAGTTATACCCCAAACCCAAGGCCGACCAAGTAAATCAGGTTTATAACCATTTGGTTCGCAATATCCCCAAGATTCTGTTTTGGGGTTAACAATATGCCAAGGAAGATTACTTTGTTCACAACTAATCTGATCTGCCTGACTAGCGACAGGAGGTGTTACAGGATGACTATGAACAATAGCTGTTATCTCTCCTAGATTACTGCCTTTGACATAATCTTCTGGATCAAGAATAAAACATTGATGGTTTGTCATTGATAAATTACGACAAGGATAATATCTTTCTTTTCCTCTAACGTTTAATAAAAGACCACAAGACTCTTTAGGATCTTGGTCTTTCGCATGAACAAGTGCTTCTTCTTTCCAATTCATGCTATAAACGTACCAATTGAAGGGAACTCTGTTCTAGTACATTGTCTTTTCGGAGCACGAATACCAGCAAGATCAAATACTGCTGCTAATTCAAATTGAACTGCTTCTCTATTTTCTGATGATTTTCTATCAATCTTATATATTTCTTGTGGAAACTCTGCCGTAGGATCTGGTGTTCCTAATGGATTAGTATTCCCTGGAAAATTTATAGAATCCAAATATCTAGCTAAAGTTCTAATTCTAGTTACTGTCGCTCCTGTTAAATCATTACCAACAGTAATTGAGTTTACATTTAACAAGATAGCTGTAATAGTACCAAGAGCATTACTAACAGTAAGAGTAGGTCTAGGAAGTTGTCCTTTTTGAAAAGCAAAACCTTCTGCCTGTATTGGCATCTTTATATAAGTATTACCAGCCCAAATTATATCTCCATTTCCTACTCTATTTGATCCATTATGAAATCTATAAGTTGCATTTGATCCATGCAATGCAGTCTCAGTCGTAATAGTAAATAATTCAATTATTGCCGAAGGATTGATCTTTTGTAGATCAGTAATAATAGGAGCAGTACTCATGGTTCAAATACTTCTCTAAATGTTGCTTGTATTGTAGCTCTGTTGTTATAAGGTATAGATTTTGACCAACCTTCACATACAAATTTTTGTGATGCAGATTCCCCAGGAGCAGTAAAATCAAAACTTTCATTATCTAAAGCACGAGCATCAAGGAAAGTTTCTATCGTATCTGAGTCTGTTTCTGATACGTTGAAAGTAAAATTATAAACTTTAGGATTTTGATGTTCAGCCAACCCAAATAATATTCTGTGTTCAAAACCATCAGCAAAAGAAATGGTACGAGTATTAGGTGCGGATCTTTTTTGTTGTCCGTATGTAGGTTTTATTGAAGGAAATGTAGCCATTATGCGAGCATACCTCCTGGTCTTTTTTGTTTAATTAATTCTGATTGTATAGCAACTGAAATCATACGACCAAGTTCTCTACCTTGTTCTTCATCTCCTTCAACAGAAGAACCAGAAGCATCTACGTTTACTACGATATTTGTACCACCACCACCGACACCAGCTAAATCATGGTTCGGAATTATATTTCCTGATTGATTTGGTACAAATAATTCTGGCCCTTTTTCTCCAACAAGATAAGGCTGCCTCATCCCTACAGGACCACCATTAGCTGCCATCATAACAGTATTCTGTACATCATTTATTGGCCCAGTAAACATATTGCTAAATAAACCTAAAAATCCTTTTTGAATTTGTAATCCAATTAATTGAGCAGCAAGGTCTAAGAAATAATCTCCAATTCTATTTAACATACTTCTAAAGGCATCAGATACACTCATCGTGCCTTTAATAATTCCTTTGAAAGAATCTTCAAATCCTATTTTAATTTCTTTACTTAAATCCAAAACTGTTCTCATTGGATTCATTAATTTTTTAAGTTCTTCAGTAGGTGCTTTAAATTCTTGAAGAAATTGTAAATTTTCTACATTCTTACTAAGTTGGTCAACAAGTTTTTTAGCTCCCTCAACACTTAAATCAAACTCAGGAGGTAACTTATTCAAAGCGTCTTTTAATAATTCTGTATTTGTAAGTATAGGAACAAGAACCTTATCAACTTCCTTCAATCTATCCGCAAAAGGTTTACTTTCGTCTTGTAATATTGCTTGTATTTGTTTATTTTCATCCATTATTGCCTCTAAGACTTTATTAAAATCTTTATTAGCAAAAGCTGTAATATCCTTAAGTTGACTTGTAATACCTGTTCCTCCTTCTGAAAATCTTTTTACTCTTTTTAAACTTTCTTCAAATCTTTCTGTAAATACATCTGCTTGTTTTGATGCTAGTAAAGAATTAATTATGAAATCGTTTGCTGCTTCAGCACCTTCGGTACTTAAAATTTTATATGCTTCAAATTCTGTTCCTAAAGTTAATTCTTCACTTAATTGTTGAATCCTCGCAAGAACACTTGAAAAATCATTTAGACCAACAGTAGCATCAAATAAATCTCTACTTCCAAATAATCTTGCTAAATCTAATCCTCCTACGTCTGCAAATTTACTAAAACTTGCCACTAACTCAGCAGCTTCTTCTTTCGTTATATCTAAATCTCTACCTAGTTCTCTAATTTCTTTTCTTGTAAATTGAGTAACAGCACCAGCATTTTTAAGATCCTCATTTAAAGTTCTTACTGCTTTTCTAAAATTTCTTATTTTTTCAATTTCAGCAGCAATAGCAGTAGCAAAGATAGAAGCAGCAAAACCACCTCCAGGTGCAAGTGCTCCTCCAACACCACCAGCAATACCGCCCATAAGAGAACTTAATCCACCAGCACCAAATAATGCAGGAAAACCTCCACCAATCATGGCACTACCAACACCACCTTTAAGTCGACCCATAGCACCACCCTGCATTGCAAATGGACCACGAGATGATGCTCTCCTCCCAAATCCCATTTTTTCTGCACGAGTTAACGGAGTTGCTGGTCCTATTTGACCACCTTTTATACCAAAACCTATATCTTCAAAAGTAGCCCTAGTTGCTTGTTGACTTAATAACTGTGCTGT